GGGAATATGACATCCAGATTGGACAGTATGAACTTCCGCATCTTCACGAATTTCTTCTCGTCGAAGGTACTGGAATGGTACGGCTGCTGTTTCAACGCGCGCTCAACGAGACCTGACATCTCAGAATGAGCCGAATTTTCAGCAACAACCGGTACACTGACGGTGCTGACGATCCCACAGGGGGTCAAGCTATTGGTATCCCGCTTTGCCTCGGGTTCAGGAACGCTCAATTGAGCCGTCTCGTCGATTTCAATGGCCAGCAACTCATCGACAGAAGTCGAAGGCTTGGAAGCAGGGAGCTGGACCAGAGAGATGGGCCCTTGACGGACCTCAATCTGTGGCGATGATCGATCATGACGGTAAGCGTCGAACACTTGGTCCATCGGAGCGCAGCTCAACGACGGAACGGGTGTGCCGCGGAGTTTGTCGCGCACCTTATTGAGGATGCGCATAAGGACACTTTCCACGGCAATTCCTATGCCAACGCCGGCAGCCAACTTGGCTGCAGGAACGGCGAGGCCGGCGGCAGCTGCCAACGTGGCAGGGCCTCCAGCGATTGCGGCAACAGTACCACCAACGACCAACGCACCAGCGGCTGCTGCCGCGGCAATCGTCTTAACACGCCAGACGCGCTTGAATTTGAATTGAAGCGCTTCCGTGTGGACATCTAAGGTGTCGACGATGGGTTGGACTATTCCGTACAAGGCTTGCACCTCTTTCTGTACGGAGGCAACGAATCCGAGGCATGCGGCGGAGAAGACTGCATCAGTCAAATACTCTGCAGGCATGTTGAACCTCTTAATTCGATGTCGGAGGTGGGTGAGTAATAAAGCGAAGACGTCAGGGTTCCGTTTCCGGCCCATACAGTACAACGCAGCCTCACTGACGATGGATTTGGGAGCCAGCATGGTCGTGCTGGCACCAACGTCGATTACGAGAAACCATGAACCCCATGAGTAGACAGAGACGGTGGGGCGTGTCAGGAACTCTCCTGGCACGCTCGTCTCTGTTTTCTCCGATAGGGCGCCGGCCACAACACGCCCGTAATAGTCAGATTTTTGGAGAACCGACGAGAACGGGTTTACGGTGGCGTTCTGCTCCGGAAAATCAACATCGGAAACAGTAAACGCATACACCACGTGGTCTGAAGTGTGGCTAACCTCGGTCCAGCACAGTGAACGGAACCTAGGAAAGGCAGATGGGAGGCGGACATGAGTCTGCCTCAACCATCCCATGGCTGAGTGCCGATAGGGTATTGGATTGCCCTCGACATGCATCTCTACAGTGTCGGCGTCTGTCAAATGGTAAGTGGCCTCGCCACCGGCGAACGACCCGAACGCATGATCAAACTTGTGAAACACGGCAACGAATAGCCGCGAGTCACTGCGCGCGCAGAGCTCGGCCACCTCTACCGGTGTTAGGTAGTAGATGGAATCAACGCTCAATACGAAGGCAATACCGTCTGTGACGCAAGTGCACTCACTCGCTTTGTGACTGCAAGTATGAAGCATGTGCCCATGCGACATCTTGCGTGTGACGTCGGCTGGCGATAGGACAGGGTTGCAGGAGTGAACACGGCGGCCGGTGCGAGCGCCATTGCGCATTTCGCTATACCGGGCATGCCGTGACGGATTACCCCCAACATCCAAAACTGTCTTTAGCCGACTGACGCCAAGATCCTGACAAACACTACGACCATACCGATAGGCTAACCCTTCTGCATACTCCCGATCGAAGTTGAGGATCGGATGAGGGTGCAGGTGGCCTTGTTTTGGCCCTTCGATACGGAC